ATGGGAACCATCTTCTCGCGGCCAAAGGCCGACGGCTCGACATCTTACACGGCGGTCATCCGGCTCAAGGCCGAAGGCAAGATCGTGCACCGTGAGTCTGAAACCTTCGCAAAACACGCGCTGGCGAAAGAGTGGCTGAAGCGGCGCGAGGCCGAGCTTGCAGGCCAGCGCGCCCGGGGCGAGGCGGTGGGGGCGCGGATGACCGTAGCCGAGATGATCACCTGGTACCGCGGTCAGATGTCCCAGGACAACCCGTGGGGGCGCTCGAAGACCGCCGATCTAACCCGCATCGGTGACGGCCCGCTGGCCGACAAGCGCGTGGATCGCCTAACGCACGCTGACTTCATCGCCTATATACAAGGAAGGCGCAAGGCCGGCGCGGGTGCCGCCACCGCTGGCAACGATCTGATCTGGCTGCGCCAGGTACTCAGGGCTGCGCGCGTGGCACTGCGTGTACCTGTGCCGCTGCAGGAGCTGGACGATGCCGCGGAATACCTGCGGCAGAACCGCGCCATCGGCAAGCCAAAGCAGCGTGACCGCCGGCCCACAGATCGAGAGCTGAAGCTACTCGAGGAATACTTCACCAGCCGCGACTCTCGCGCACAGATCCCGATGACGGACATCATGTGGCTGGCGATTCACAGTGCACGCCGGCAAGAGGAAATCACCCAGCTCCGCTGGCGCGACCTTGATCCCGATACGCACACCTGCCTGCTGCGCGACGTGAAACACCCGACGCAGAAGCTCGGCAACAACAAGACGTTCAAGATGACGCCCGAGGCGCTGGCAATCATCCAGCGGCAGCCACACCAGAAGCTCGAGGACGGTAAACCCAACCCGTTGATCTTCCCCTACAACCCCAAGTCCATCGGCGCGGCTTTTACCCGGGCCTGTCGCGTGCTTCAGATCGATGATCTGCACTTCCACGACCTTCGCCACGAAGCGACGAGTCGCCTCTTTGAGGCCGGGTACGGAATCCACGAAGTGTCACTTTTCACGCTGCACGAAAGCTGGGCAACGCTGAAGCGCTATACCAACCTGCGGCCCGAAAATCTGGAGCACAAGACCAAGCCCGCGAAACCGTAGGCGAACGCCGCATGTGCGCGATTCCTTCGCCGACGGAGCAGCACGACTGCCTATTGAGGCGCGCCTCCCGACGTTACTTATTGCGCGTTCATTCGACGGAAATGGCGAGTTCCAGCCGTTATTGCGCGACTCCCATCACACTTTTTTGAGTTAACTTAGGTCGCGAAGGTTTCGTGCTATCTCGAAGAAGGGGGAGCGAGGCAACCGTCCAGGGGCCAAGAAAGGGGGGTCAAAGCGCTGATTGGAAAACGCCCACGGCATGTGCAGGATGGCCCTCCCATGCCAACCGGACGCACCACGATGACGCCCCTCGCCGAAACACTCAGCGCACTGCGGAAGCTCTACGCATACGTCGAAGTGCTGAATGACATTGAAGCCGCTGAAGACGAATCAGGCCCTCACGGACTGAACGAGCTGCGGCAGGCGCGGCGAGTGATACTGCAGCGCATGATCGCTGTGAAGACACGACTGCTATCGGTGCCCGCGAATGCGGACCTCTACTACGCCGACACCACGCGATGGAAGTGAGCGCTGCAGCGTTGACCATGGCTCGAGAGGCCGCCGACACACGGGGGATGGCGCATGCCGGCGGCAGATTCCAGCCGCGGCTTCCTGACCGAGCTGGGCGCAGGCGGGGAGAGCCTGCAGGCGTAGATTGCTCCGCCGCCGTGCCCACAACTATCGGGGGAACGCGGCCCAGCCTGTCAGCGTTCGCACCAGCCGAGACGCCCCCAGCGCATGCTCGCCCCCATGCCCCGCCCTGCTCTCCCCGCTGCTTGTCACTGGGCCGGCTCGCCCGAGTCGCCCATCTTGATGTTCAACTACCGGGTAGTCGCGCTGATCAGCCCCGCGACCCCGCAGTCCCCGATGACGATCTGCCTCATGTGGGGCGGCAAGACCATCAATGCGGTGCATCGGGGGAGCATGGCCACGGCCAAACGCTACATTGAGCGTTGGGTTGCCGCGCAGGATTCACTGCCGGGTCAGCGGCGGGTGCAGAAGCGAGCGCGCGTCGGAAGGACGGCAGCAGCCGGGGATTGGTCCGAGGCTATCGCGCGGAGCATGAAGTGGTAGATCAGGCCGCGATCTTGTGTTCGTAGAACGGATGCCGCTTGTCGTCAAAGATCTCGTACAGCGCGGCCAGGTCGCCGGGGTGAGGGTTGAGCCAAGCCTCAATATGTTCCGGCTTGATGTTGATGATCGTCCGGTCATGGCCGGCAGCGGCGACTTCGGGCTCGGGATCGTCCGTCACGGCTGCAAAACTCAGTAGGTCAGGTTCTACGCCGGTTGGGTCTTGCCACCTTGCCCACAGGCACGCCACATACATCGGCTCGCTCGTGCGCGGGGTGAAGCGAACGCGGTGGTTCACACCCTGGGCGTCCTTGACGTTTTCCAAAAACGAATCCACGACGATGAGGCCGTGCGTGTAGCCGAACTGCTTCTTCCAATACCGTTCGAGGTTATCCCGGCGAGCATTGTAGGTTCCCGACATGCGACGATTCTTGCCCTCGCCAACCCAATCGGACGACGCCGGCAGCCCCGGCTTCCGGAGCTGATAGCGCATGGGCTTGATCACGTAGCCATCGCCTTCGCGGATCATGACGGGGGCATACCACTGCGGGTAAAAATCCCAATCGCGTGACTTTAGCGAAGATCGATCGAGGTCTTTCAGCTTCCCGGTCAAACGCTCAATCGCCCGGGTAGCGATACCAATGTTGCTCTCAGCCGTCTTCGTGTATTTCACAGCGAGCTTTCGCTCGTTGTCAGCCAAGCGCTTCTTCGCGTCGAACAACTCCTCCTGCATCGCGAATTGGTCGGCGGCAAATGCCTGCGCAAAGACCTCCCGCGCATCGTCCGGAAGCTGCGGACCAACTGTGTCAATGATGCCCTTCGGCAGCTTGCTGCGCTCCTTCCCATTGTCGCGCAGCCACAGCTTTGCGAACTCGGCCAGCGACAACACCGGCCCGAATTTACGGAGCAGCTTCTGGTAGTCGGCTTCGATCTGAGCTGAATAGCACATGCGGGTTCCTCGGCTTGACCGGAGCATAACCCGGCTGCAGTAGGATCGGCACATGAACAAACTGACCCGCGAAGAACTGGACCGGTGGGTCCACGACATGGCCGCCCGGCTCAGGCCGGAGGCTGAAACCGCGCTGGCCGGCGACATCGCTGAGATCGTGGCAGGAGAGGTCGAAGTGATCGAACCCCGGGTTGCCCCCGCTGACCGCGAGCATTTTCACGATCAGGTGCAGCGTGTGATAGATGGGCTTGCGTGCCTGCGCGCGGGAAAGCCAGATGAGTGATCAGCGCTCCGACTACGAACTGGCCTACGGCGAGATCCACCACGCCCTGCAGGCGCACGGTGACGGGCCTGAATTTGCCGCCGTGTGCAATGCGGTGGAGACGCGGCTCTCGGGTCAATACCCGGACGACCGCCACGCAATTGTCGAGATGATTCATGCGTGGCTGGTGCAACTCGGCGCTGCAGACCCGGAGACGTTGCGCGGTATGGTCTAGGGTGCGGGCTCGGGTGAACCGGCAATCCCGAAGTCCTCGCACGCATGCGCAGCGTAGGCCGACTTCACAGCCATCACGACTTGCGGGACGGGGATACCGCCGAACTCGCCGGAAAGCACTTGTTCAATCGTGCGCTCGATGCGCGGGCCGGGCGACGTTCCGCGTAGCACGCTGCCCATCATGTGCCGCCATTCCGTGTGCCAGATCAGCTTCCCGTTTGTGCTCGGCGAGCCATCGGCATTCGGCTCGAAGAACACTTCAAGCCTGCGTCCGATCAACACGTCCCGATTCGATGCGTCGTACACGCGCTCAACGTCCCCGGTCGGCGACAGCGCCATGGTTGCATCATTCATATCAAGGCTCCACTGAGATAATCGTGGTGGTCTGCCGCCCCATCGCATTAGGCCCACCCTCGGGGCGAGAGAACGGCCACCCAGACGGGCTTTCCAGTCGCGCACGGTAGTTGAATGTCGGCGTGCCGGTAGTGGTATCAGTTGTGTTGAGGGCACCGCCAATGTTGAAGCTGTATGAGTAACCGATCCCGGCTTCGTATCCGTTGTAGTGCCGGGTCCCATTGACGGGCGTACGCGTAACTTCCGTCCACGCGCCACCGTTCAAGCTGCGCTCAATGATCAGCGTTCCGCTCAAGGCAGTGTCACTCGTGCCAAGATTCGTCGCGGTGGCGAACGCATTCAAATACGAGAGCGAGGCAGTCACCACTTTTGAGCGGCCCAGTGTCGAGAAGATCCCCGTCTCGACAGATGCCGTGCCGCTAACCTGCGTGCTCTGATACGTGTTCTTGGGCACGCCTGCAGACAGCTCACCAGCAAAGTAAGCGCGGCCCTGGTCATCCTCCCAACTCGTTGCATTCGCTTTCGTGCATGCAGCAGCGCCAATGTTTGGCCCAAACCACTTCATCAGACCCTGGCCCGAAGCGCCGAACTTCACCCCCATAATAGTCTGACTGTTCCCCTTCCATGCCCGAATGTAGCCGTCTTGGACTTCAAGCCCTTCCGCTCCGCCCGGGCTGAGCACGCGGAAGTAGTCGGCAAGAAACTCAGTGCCGCCGCGTACGCCGTCGTTAATCGTCCGTGAGCCGATGAAGCGCCCGTTTACATCAGTTACAAGAGTGATCTGTGCGTCTTGCGCAACTTTAAGCGCCACTGTTGCTGATGCATTTTTACCAGTTTCGCGAGCTGAGTTTCCGGGCGTCCATGGACTTTGTTCTGTCCCGTCAAGTAACGCTCTCTCGATCTGAAAGCGATCAAAGTAGATAGAGAGGCCAATGCTCCCCGACAGGTTTTGCATGAGTTGCAACACGCCAGCCGTGGTGCCGGCTGGCAATGTAATCACAGCTGCAAATCTAGATCGAGTGGGCTTCGCTGTCATGACTTGCCCGAGAAATGTTCCTCCGGACGTTGCCATTGCAACTCTAAAGCTGTGCGTTGAGAACCCTGGTGTCCATGCGTCGAAGCTGACTATGTAAGTTCCCGACGAAAGCGGGATGTTATAGTCAGTTGACGACGCTCCGAAGAAAACGCTCGCTGTAGTTACGTTAGTATTCGTAATCAACCGTAACAAGCGCCCGCCAAATCCTGATACGCTCTGAAACGCAGATGCCGCGACATCCGCCACTCCATATTGCGATATAGTGGGTAGCGTGTCCGAGTCGAAGTAGCTGTACTCTTTCCAAAGGAGGTTGACGCCAGTAGACCCGGCTTGCTGGCGTACATCGGTGATTGCAGACGCAAACGTATTGCCCTGATCATCGACGTCAACACGCAGCTGGTGCAATGCCGTGGTGGTTCCCCTCTGCGCCTCGGTCACGGTGCCAATGTCGAGCCAGAACGTCACATTGGGCGGGGCGGTGCCCGCAAGTACAGCCTGCTTCGCGCGGTACATCCTCCCGTCTTTGTACACCACGTCATCGACAACGTAGGCGCTCGAAGCGACGTACTCAGCGCCGATGACGGCTAGTGCCTTCGCCGCTTTCAGATCAGCCCCCAGAGCCGCAGCTTGGGCAGCATCGATCTCTACCTGCTGCGCAACTTGCTGTTGCGTCAGCGCATCCAGATCAGTGCCGATGCCGCCGATCTGCTCGCCAAGATTCGCGCTCAGAGTGAGCGTGACGACGCGCATGCCAGCCGACAGCACGCCCGCCGTGTTGCGCGAGCGGCAGGCAAACGTCCACTGCCCTGACGCAGGCACCACAGCCTCAAATGCAGCGGTGTGATAGCCGGTGTCGCCCACGGGCGTCATCGTGTCCCACGTCGGCGCGGCCACAGTGCCAGCGATGTAGCGGATCTCGACGCCCGCGAAGTCAGGCGACTGGATCGTGCTCGACAGCCAGCCCCATGTATATAGACGGACACCACCGCTGCGCTGCTCGACGTTGAACAGATCAACGAGCACCGGCGGCAGGTTTGCGCCTGCGGTGATGTAGTTCGCGGAGACAGCAACGCCTGCCTCGCCATCGGGCGAGAACGGGCGAACGACGATGTTGTATGCCCCTGCAGCAGGGATGCGCCATGTGGCCGTGCGCGTCTGGGTCTGCGCGACCTCTTCCAGCTCCTGCCCGTCCTCAGCAGCACGCACAACGATGTTGCCGACAGGGCCGCTGATATCGAATGTCGCGGTCAGCTCAGTAAACGTCGTGTTGCCCTGCACGACCTGCTGCTCAGTGATTCGCAGGTTCGATGCAACCGGACGCGTCTGCAGCAGTGAACCGCTGGGCGGCGGCACATAGTGTCCCGTCAGCACGTAGTTCCAGAACTCCGGCCCCTCTTGCACCACGCGCACGGAAGCGCCCTTCAGGTCACTTTCCGGCTCAATACTGACAACGCGCACTGACAAGCCCGGCGTCTGCTTGAAATCGTATATCCAAATCGTGTCATGGGCCGGGTTGTCATTCGTGCTGCCCGGTACAGCCGCGTCGGCAGGCCACGGCTCGACAAGCTCGACCGTCGTGGCCTCGCCGACGAAGGGCTTGATCTGGAACACACGATACACACGCTCCCCGGGGATGCGCAGGCCGATGTAGGCGTTGCCCATTGCCGGTGCAGGGACAGCCTCGTCAAGCGTCAGGGTCATGACGCCAGCGGCGCTCACGGCAGCCTGCACTCGCCCGCCGTAGCCCCACTGCGTCATGTCGTGCTGCATCGCCAGCCGCGACATGCGCTGATAGCTCAGGTGTTCAATGTCCGTGCTATAGCTGATGTCCTTGTACTGATACAGGGACTGCGCGAGGTGCCAGCGGGCCATGCGTGCAGCGTGCTGCTCCGTCGTCACACCCTCGCCCGTCACCTGCGCCGGGTTCAGCATCGTCGTCACGCCCGGAGCGGGCACGCGCAACGTCTTGGTTTCCCACGTCGCAGCGTCGAGGTAGGTGTACTCGATGCCGTCCGCTGCATTGCTCAGGTTGTAGTCAACCTGGAACTGCCCTTTCTTGATCGTCGCCATGTTGACGACGCCCGACAGAGGCTGCTCTTGCGCCGCCCACACGACCCCAAGGCGACCACCTGCCCAAGTGATCTGACCGAAGCCAGCCAGCGCGATGGCAGAGAGGACTTGCTCGTGATTGCGAGCGTCCTTTATGTAGAAGTTGTAGCTGTAGCCATTGGCTGCACAGTGCAGTGTGAAAGCCTTCAGCGACTCAATGTCGATCTGCGCATCGGCAAGTCCCATGCCTGCCTGCATCCGTCCGCCACGGCTCATGCCCCGCGCGTAGGCAAGAATCTGCGCGCCCGGATTGCCTGTCTCGACCGTCGCCCAAGCGGTGCCGTCCCACAGCGGGATCGGGTCGGCGCAGCCAACGGCGCGCAGCTCGTCCGGGGTGCCGTTGAGCTGGCCAGTGGCCTTCATCTTTATGCCGGTGCGCGATAGCCCGCTGTAGTCGGCATCGTCCGCCTGTACGCTGGTCAGCGTCGTCCATGTGAACGCAGCCTGCGCGCCACTGCCGTTGGTGTTGAGTCCGCCGGTACGGACGCGCACGTCATACTGCCCGCGCGGCACATCCTTTGAGTAGCCAGCGCGGTAGGCCTTGGTCTTGCTGCTATTGACCGTGTAGTTCCCGAACAGCTGCCAGTCCGTCGTACCATGCGCGCGGTACTGCACCTCGACGCGCTCAGTGTTGTTCTTGTCGCCACCCTTGCTGGTCTTGTCGTACAGCTGGTACTCCAACCCGACGATCAGCCGCAGCGTATCCGGCGAACTGGCGCGCTCAACCCACGCGCCCGGCGTGTGCTTAGGATCAGTGCTGGTATCAAGCAGCTGCCCGCCGTCGATCACATCGGCATTGCTGTAGAGCGGAATGTCCACGCTCGGCATCTGGCTGTAGCCAGCGTGATAGACGGACACACCTTCGTAGGTCGAGAGCAACGTGTCGCCGTTGTAGATGGGCTCTATGCGCCCTACGTTCACGCCAGCGCATAGATGGATGCCGAGGTACTGGTCGTTGCCCTCGTACCATGTGTAAGGCTTGCTTAGCAGGTCGGGCGTGATACGCACCCTGCCGAATAGCAGAGGCACCGGCTCATATGGCCGCATCTGATTGCGAGCGCCCGACAACGAGTAAACCGAGTCCTGCTGCTGGCTGCCTACCTTCGGCGGCTTCGGTCCCAGCACTTTATTGATGAGCATCGACCCGGCCATGTAAACGCCGGTCGCGAATACCATGCCAGCCAAACCGCCGCCCATGGCACCAGCGGCTGCGCCCGCGCCCCACATACCAGCGGTAGCCGCACCGAACCCGAAGGTGAAGTACGTGAGGGCGATCATGGCGACGATCATCATTGCCGCCTTACCTACGCCGCCACGTACCTCGATCACTTGCCCTTGCTTTGGGTAGACGCAGTGCCACAAGTGCCTCTCCACGGGGACTCCGCCGATGGACACCGCCCACGGCTGCCCGTCCAGCTCCGGCACGTTGCGCATCAGCAGCACATACAGGCTCTCGCCGGGGCGGGACTCCCACACGACATTGCGCTGGCCATCCAGCAGCATCGGGTGAGGTGTGATAATCAGGTGGCCCGGCTCAGTGCGCGGAAGTTCCATCAGGCCCATGCGTAATACCCCTCGATTCGCAGCCCGAAGTCGGGCAGATCGCGGGCGCGATGCAGGATCGAGCAGCCCGTCTTTTCGTTTGCGTGCAACACCCATGCCTCGTGCGACAGCCAGAAGTAAATGCCCGCATGACCGGGACGCTTCTGGCCGTGCTCGATCATCAGAACTAGGTCGCCGTCCACAGGGTTCCCGGTGCGTGCGGCATAGGGCTTGGATAGCTCACCGATAGCCGCTTGTCCTTCTGTGCCTCGTGGACGACGCGACGGCATCTGCACCTCGCGCCCGAACAGCTCCCGCTGCACGAGGGCAACAAGGTCAGCGCAGTCGAATTCGGCTTCGTCGTAGGGAATCAGCGTGAATCGCTCAACGTCCGATAGGCCCACCGAGCGAACTCGAGAGGGGGCTGCCCTTCCTATGCCGTCCGCGCCAACGATCAGTTGGAGCGTGCACTCGCGCTGGATCATCAGAACAGCCCCGGCGCGGTGAACGGGTTGTAGCGAACACGCACCGCTTGCTGTCGCATCACGGCGTCGTAGCCGCATTGCGCGGTTGCGGACTTCGTGTTCACTGACACTGAGGTCATCGGAAGCAGGTACGTGCGCTCAATGACGTTCGGGTCGGCCCGGTCGCTGAGCATCAGCTTCGCCTGCACCAGGTCGTACGGCTGCAGGCTTTCGAGATCGTCCGTGATGCCACGCCCCACGTTGTCCATCGTCAGCACGGCGCGAGGCGTCTGCCCTGCTACGTCATCGGGCAGCTTGAATCCGAAGGGCACGCCGATGTACTCGATGCCGTTGCTTGTCCAATTCTGCGTGTCGTTGACGATCCGCAGGGTCTCAGCGAACGACGGCGCGCTGATCTCAAGGAACAGCAGTGTTCCCGTCGTGTCGGTTACCCGCTGCCTGCGCTCAGTGAAAGAGGTCATCGCAGATACTCCAGCGTGACCTGACGCGTCGTGTCGAAGGCCGTCTCGTCCACAAGGACGAGTTCACCCACCGCGCCCCCCTCAAAGCGGACACGCAGCATTCTTCCATTCCGGGGGTGACGGAAGTCGAACCACCCGATACGCTTGATGTCGTCGAAGTACCACGCGTCGAACTCGTCGGCCGCCGCTGACGTGGCGAAGTACAGCGACACCCTCAACTTCGCCAGCACTTGGGAATTGACGAGGCGCTGCTTTGGAACACCGCGCTCCATCTCGGTACGTTCCACAGCTGGCTCCCAGCTGTCGGACAGGCCGGCCATCAGAATCTGAGTGGAAGCGGGCATCTGGCTCACAGACGAACGCTCCAGTCGTAGCGCGATGCGCCAGCACGGGCGACTTGGCCGCCGCTGGCAAAGTCATCTGCCACCGCAGATAGAACCAGCTTCAGAATATCCTCCCCGCCGCCCCCCTTGCTCATCTGCGCGCTATCTACGCGAGCAGGAGACCCGTTGTTCACAATCTCGATCTTCATCACGCCCCCACCGGCGTCATACGCCTTGGTCTGGCTTCGGCTCAGTACACGCTCACCGGTCTGGAGAATCGCGGGCACCTCGTCCGGTTTCAGGCCCGCAATCCCGCCGCTGTGGTAGCGGGGCGCGGCGCCGAACAGCATCGGGCTGACCTGTATGCGGCGGGTGCCGCGACCCGCCAGCCCTCCCGTATGAAGGGTGCCAACCGGAATGCTCTCTCGCTGCACTGGCCCGACACTCCCCGCGCCCCCCCACCCGCTCATAAGACTACGGATTGCGCGCAAGGCAACCTCCTGGGCAATCATGCGGGCCACGCCTTGCACGAAGCTCTTCACCATGTCGCCGAAGGCTTCTTTGAAGGTCTTGGCGCCCGTGGTCAGGTCAGCCAGGAAGTCACCGAAAGCAGACGCACCGATATCCTCCATCTTCTGACGCCAGACACTCTGGGAAGCAACCACCGTGGCAATCTGTGCGTCGATCTCCTCGATACCAGCCACTGCGGCAGCTTGCTCAGGCGAGCCCTTCCGCATCGCTTCCATGGCCAAGCGCGAGGCCTCCCGCAGGGCTCGCAGGTCAACCAACGCCTGCGCACGGGCTGCGGCCAGCTGCCGCTCACCCTCGCCGTATCCGAGCATGCCGCCGGCTACCTGGGCGCTGACATTGGTTTCCTTGGCCTGCAGCGCACTGGTGATCTTCTCGCCCGCCGCCTTCAGCTCATCGGTCTTGGCTTTGTCAACGAGACGGTCGATCAGGTTCCGCACCATCGCCTGGCCGGTCTTATCGCTTTCCGCCTCCAGCCGCTTCAGCAGGTCGAGATACTGGCCCTCCAGCTTTGCGCGCTCCGCTGCGCCCGTGCGGCCATCCAACTCCATCAGGCGAATCTTCACATCACCCAGGGCGCTGGCCAGCTCTTCCTCCGCCTTCGCCTGCTCACGCGCGGCCGCGGTGCCGGCGTCTGCGCGGTCACGCTCCAGCTTGAGGATCTGCTCTTCCAGCTTGAGCCGCTGGCCCTTGTCCTTTGTTGCTGCCAACTGCATGCGGGCCTGCTCGATCTCCAGATCGATGGACTGCTGCTGCAGCTTCAGGCGCGTGGCGAAATACTCCTTCAGCCCGATCTCGTTGCCCTGATACAGCCTGTCCAGCTCGGCCAGCGCACGGGTCACCGAGTCGCGCATCAGGGCGTTGGAGGCGGCTACGGCCTTGGCAGCATTGCCCTTGCCGGGAGACGTGCCACCGCTGCCATCCGGCGCAATCTCCGACGGCTTGCCACGCACACGGGCGGTGGTCGCCTCGATATCGGCGAACAGGGCCGCGACGCCGCGCGTCATCTCTGCCGCATCATTGCGGATCATGGAGCTGGCGGTGCGGAAGCTGTTGATCACGGACTGCCGCTTGGACTCAAGGCCATCCATGACCTGGCCCACGCCATCGCCGAACGCCTTCATCGCGGCAATCGGCCCTTCATCCTTCAGGGCCTGCCAGCTGTTCGAGATATTGCGGAATGCGCCACCCACGTACTGCACCAGCGCGCTCGCCGCGGTGATGCCCGCGTCTGCCAGCGACACGAGGGCAACCGTGGCGATCTCCACCACGTTCTTGACCACTATCCCGGCAGCGGCAACCACCCGGAACACACTCGCGAGGAACTGCCCAATGTCACCCAGCCAGCTGGCCTTATCACCCAAGCCCTCTGCCGCGGTCTCCGCACCCTTCATGGCCTTCGCCAATTGCACCATCACCTGCAGGATCGGTTCAAAGAAATCAGGCAGGCCCGCTGCAACATCCTTTAGAACGCCAACGAACGCCTGCGAGGAACCAGTGGCGTTGTTCTGATTGCTGATGAACAGAACAAAGGAGTTCCTGATCTCCTCGAATGCGCCGCTGATGGTCTTCGGCATCCGCGCATACTCCGCGCGCAGTGTCTCGAGGTCGGCAATCTGAGACTGAGCGAGATCCTTGTTCGATACCTTCCCGGCGTTGACGTATGCCTTGACCTGGCCGGTAGCAATCCCGAGGTGCTTGGCCAGCGACTGGACAATTCGCTGGCCACCCTCGTTGATGCTGTTGAACTCTTCGGCCTGTACGCGCGAACTGCCCAGCGCCTGGCCGAATTGCCGCATCACACCGTTGGCTTCCTCACCAGTGCTGCCGGAGATGGCCAACGCCATCGAAACCGCCTCGGTCAGCTCCAGCTGTTTCTTCTGGCTCAGCCCCACCTGGTCCGCCGTCTGGGCGACCTTGCTGTACAGCCCAACCGTTTCCTTCCAGTTGGCCTGCGTCCGCTGCGCGATGGCGAAGGTTTCATCCTGCGCAGCGTTGAATTCCTCCTGCGACTTCGTGGCAAGGCGCAGGCGGCCGGTGATGCCCGCCGCTTCGTCAGATACCTTGGCCAGCGCGCCCAGGCTTCGCAGCGACGCGTACGCCGCGACAAAGCCCAGCAACTGCTGCCTCGCCGCCTTCAGCCCGCTGACCCAGCTGGACGTATTCGGCCCGGAACGCGCTGCCTCGGTCTTCAGCTTGGCAAAATCGCTACGCAGCACCCCCAGCCCCTGCTTGATGTCGGCAAGGTCGGCGGAGATGCGTACGCGGAGATTGGGATTGGCAGCCATCAGTCTGTCAGGGTCTTGAGGTACTTTTTGAAGTCGGCCTGGTCGTACTGCGCCGCCCGGGCGGTTACCGCGTCATCCGCGAGCTTTCGCCTGCGGCTGCGCTCAGCGGCTTCGGTGAAGCACCGAAGCTGCCCGAGCGTGTACTGCTGTATTTCCGTGAAGCTATGCCCGTGTTCGATCAGGAGTTGGAGGGCGTCGGCCCAGCCCCAGGCAACTGCTTTGCCATGCCGGCCAGGAGCGGAGCGACGTTCCGGGTAAAAAAATCGCGGTTCACCCGAATGCACACCTGCGTGAGCCGCACCACGTCATCGATTGTCGCGTTCTCCAGCCGCTCTTCTTCAATACCGCTGACAAGAGCGAGGGCCGCGAAGAAGTCCGAACCGAAGTCGCCAATGAGGGTGAGCAACGCCGGCAGGTCGACGTCCACTTCATCGCCCTCACCGCTGACGATGCCGTTTGAGAACAGCGACTGCAGCATCGGCCCGACGGCGCGGATCAGAGGCGGCACCTTGCCGGCGCGCAGCGGCAGCAGCTCAACCTGCTGCCCCGCGAAGCTCAATGAGGTGCTGGCCGGAGCCAGCACCTCCAGGTCGGCAGTCACGGCCGGGTTCAAGCCACGCTCTCCTGCTCAACCTCGAAGTAGCGAGACTTGCCGGCCGGCTTGCTGGTGTCGGACTGCAGCGATCCGGTCACTTCGCCCGCGCCGTAGTCGTCGCCGATCAGGCCAAGCTGCTGCATCAAGCCACCGCTCATCTTGTGCACGGTGATGCGCACCGCCGCGCCGCTCTGCGCTTCGTTGAGGCCCAGGAACAGCGCCTGATACTGCTTGGCTGGGTTGACCAATGCCTGCACCTTGGTCTGCGCCTTGTTGGCATAGGTGACCTTTATGTTGGCCGCACCATCCACCGGCTCGGGGATGCTGCTGTCGGCCGGAACGAAGATGCCGCCGTCCTGGAACACATAGTCCGTGCCCGCCACGTAGACGGTAGCGGCGGTGGCATCCTTCACCGAGGTGACGGCCGATGCCAGCTTGGCCAGCGGCGTGTAGCCGCCGACGTAAGCAACAACGGGTTCGTCCACGACGTTGCCCGCAACAACAGACTCCGTGGTGCCACGCAGCGCACGGGCGAAGTTCTCCGGGGCGAAATCGTGGAAGGTGTAGGCCAGCTCAACGCCGGTCAGGCGCTCCACCTCGTTACGCACACCGCCGCCCGGGGCGGTATGGTCAGCCAGGGTCTTTTTCTCGCTCTGCGGGCTGAGCGTGAGCGCGGAGCAGTTGCCGACCTCAACGTAGGGCGCCGTGGCGCCGAACTCGCGGATCATCAACTTGCCGCTGCCCAGGTAGCTTTGGTCTTGCATGGGAGTGTCTCCAGTTATGCCGCGGGGCGGCGGTTAGCGATTACGGATGGGGATGTTTGAGGTGTAACGGAGCAAGGCGCCTACCCAGTCAGCCCCCGCGGGCGCGCGCAGGTACTCCATGTTCTGGTAGGCCGGGTTGCAGTAGCCAACCGGCCAGTCCGTTTGCCGTTCCATCAGCGCTTGCTCGATGTCCTGCACAGCGGCATCAATGACGGCCTCGGCTCCAGCGTTGGCACGGCGCTTCACGACAATGGCAACCGTGGTAAGACGGTGCGTCCTGACGACTGCCAGTTCGTTGGCACGCTCCTGCTTTTCGACGTACACGGCAATGCCGTCATCGACGTGCTCAGGATCGAGCTGACCGGGCTCCAGCGTGACCACGGCGCCCAGGCTGGTGCTGTACTCAGCACCGGCGACGATGCGCTTCAGACACCGCTCGAATGCCACCAACAGCTGCTTGCGCGGAGACTCAGCCACGGGCCACCTGCCAGCGGCTCAGCGAGCCGTCGTCACGCAGCTTGTCGGTGAGCTTGTACGTGTCGCCATCAACCACGACGATGGCGCCACGCACCGGGTCAATTTCGGCCCGCAGGAAGCTCACGGTCACGTTGTCGCCGGCAACCGGCATGGGGTCATCGCCCCAGCTCACCACGCCGCGATCCACCAGCACACGGCAAGCGATGGGCTGCCCGCCCGGCGCGGTGTACTGCGCGCCATCGCCCATGCCGGCACTGATGGCACTGTTGATCACCATCGCATCGAATGCCGCAAGGAAAGCCTTCTGGCTCACGAGCGCCCCCGATGACGCGAGGACTGCAGCGCCTTGGCCAGTTCGCGGTTGAAGAAATAGGGCATGAGCGTGTCCCACTGCCGCTGGGCCAGCGCGAAGATGTTGTAGCGCGGGCGGTAGTTCGCGGCACGGGTGAAGATGAAAATGCCGCGCAGGGCAGAGCCGAACGCGAACCCGATGCGCTCGTAGATGCCCGGGCGCAGGCGCCCATGCGGTCGCTGCAGCGCGAAGAACTCACCACCACGCTTGCGACGGCCCCGGCGCTTGACGCTGGCCTCGGTCTGGTTCTGCAGCGAGTCCTGACGCGCACCCAGCTGCGACAGAATCTTGCTGACTTGCCCTGCACTCACATTGCCGTAGCGGTCGAGCTTGGCGCCCTCGCCGGCGATGGCGAACATGCCGGGCGGCATCACGCCACGCTGCTGCAACAGTATCTCGAATCCCTTCTTGCGGCGCTGTCCACCTTCCACCTGTGGCAGCAGATACTTGGCCGGCGGCGTACCGCCAACCGCTTCGTCGCGCAGGTAGACCTCCGCGAACAGCTTGGCTCGGGTGGCCTTGCGGTACTGCGCGGCCTTCGTGGTCATCGGCACGGGTCGGTCGAACACGCGCGATGCGTTGCGCGCCCACACTTGCCGAATCTCGAACGCCGTGGCATTGCACGCCTGCATCACCGCAAACGGCAGGTTCTGCCGTTCGATCTCCGTGAACTGGCGTGCCAGCATGTTGTCCGCATCAACTGCGATACGCACGAGGCTCACTGGGCACCCCCAGCAGCACACAGCCGCGCGTATGCCTGCAAGCCGACTACCTGGGCTTCGCAGGTGGCTGCGGCGCCAATAATTCGGCCCGCACTTGCTTCACGGTCTGCGGCGCCACCATCAACGCCGCTGGCGGCTGCGGCGGCTGCGGACAGTTCGCCGGTAGCGAGTGCGGCTTGCCAACGCTGGTGCAGCCGGACATTGCCAGCGCGAAGATCAGCAACAACGAGATCGGATGCAGCTTGCGCATCGGCCTTGTCCCTTTCGTATTGAGCGGCGAGCGCATTGGCCTTGACTGCGTTTACCCGCTCGGTGGTGATGATTTTCTTTGCCTGGGCCAGTTCCGCGCGGGCGCTGTCGCGCTCGCCGGTGGCCACATCGCGCGCGGCGGCGGCGCTGTCAGCGGCACGGTGCGCAATAGCGACACTGCCGCGCTGCCACACCACGACTGCGACCAGAACGAGAATGAGGCCGGCCAGGACGCGAGTGATCATTGCGCCACCTGCTCGGCCACGCACTTGGCATAGCGCTCCTGCTGGCGCGTCCACACGCCCGGGCACCGGGTGTTGAGCTTGCCGTTAACCATCGTGCTGCAGTCGTAACCGGCGGCGAAGCGGTAGCGCAGCAGCGCATCGCAGGCGGCACGATAGTCACCGGCCTGCAGGTAGCGGCGCATGCTGGACTTCTGCCAATTGGCTGTGCCGTACTGGTAGGTGAAGTCGAGATACAGGTCGTATTCGCCCTGCGTGAGCGCCACGCCCGGCAGCGACGCACGGAACACGGCTTCATCGCGCTGGATATGCGCCTGGGCCGTGTGCAAGGCGCGCACCGGCGTGGTGGAATCGCCCAGCTTCACGCGCTGGCCATCCTCGCGCACGGTCGAGCCAAAGCCAACGGTGGGCACATCACCCTTGGTCGGAATGATGGCGCGCTCGGTATAGCCTTCCTTCGTGACGATGGCCAGGAAGCCGACCATGCTCAGACTGAGCACTGCGACGGCGATGCGCGCTGGGGAACGCTCAGACATTGCCGGCCTCCTGCTTTCGCAGTACCGCCATGCGCGCAACATGCTCCTCCGCCTCACGCGCCTCCCGGCGTGCAGCGGCCAGCGCCGCTGCTTCGTCGGCCAGCTGCTGGCGTGCATCCGCCGCCGCGATGCGCTTGTTCGCGCGCCACTTGTAGAACGATTGGATGAGCATGGACACAATGGCAACGCCCAGGCCACCGAGCGCGGCCAACTCGTTGACCGTGAGCCCACCCAGCAGGAACGCAGCACCACCACCCACGACGGTCACCTTGTTTGCAACAGCAGCGATGGTTGTGTCAGTAGCCATGTCGGTAAGCTCGCGCATCCCCATGGAGTCCCCCTGCGTTCATCCGGAAGCCCCACCACCGCACACGCCACCCGGGCTCATGTGTGCGGTGGTGGGCGTTGGTCAGACCTTCAGCGCGCCCGTGTTCGGCGTGAGCTTGGCCGCAACCGTTGCGTCGCCAGCACCCGCAGCCGCGACCGCCACAGCGCAGTTCTCCAGATCACCGGCAGCCGTGGCCGCGACGATGAACTGACCCGCGCTGACATCCCAATGCAGCTTGTCGCCGGCGGCGATCACGGCAGTGGAAAGCTTCGGCAGCTCGAACACGCCCTCGATCTGCGCGCTGCCCTGCGTGGCGTTCGGGATGTCCTTCAATGCCACCGCCAGCAGGGTGCCGACGATGACGGCCTGGCCGCTGGTGAGGGCGGCAGCGGCGGTGATGTCGATCACCGCGCCGGGGAACTTGTAGTTTTTCGCCATGACGGTTTCCTCGGTTGGCGTTTGAACGTGTGATTCGATACCGCCGGCGGCCGGAGCCGCCGGCGTTGTGGATTACGCGCCCGGGTTACGGGCCGCGCCGCGGTGGCCGACGGCGCCGACGCCGTACTTGTGCACCACCTTCCACGACAGGCCATCGGTGCGGAAGTTGGTTTCCTGTTCCAGCGTCGGGGTCTGCACGCCGTTGAGGAATGCCACTTCGATCACCGGCTCCACATTCGGGTCGGCAAAGCCGTACCAGGCCTTACCGGTGCCAAGGCGCGGCGAGGTGATGATCTCGGCAAACGTGTTGCGCGCGATGTTCGGCACCTGGAACTTGTTGCTCACGTCCGGGTTGTACTCGGCGTTGTTCACCAGCGAGGCCTTGCCGCGCATCGCCGACGTGCCCAGGAAGCGCGACAGGGTGATGTCCAGGTAGTCGTTGCCACCCGGATCCATCTGGCCTTCGATCAGCTGACGCATGGCATCGAACGCGTCGACACTGGGATCAGCGCCAGCGGCAATGTTGCCGTGATCGGCGTGGAACAGCGTCTTGCCATCCGACATCACCGGACCCAAGCCGCCGTTCAGCGCCAACAGCGCATACACGTCCTTCTCGATGGTGCGGCCAGCTGCCTGACCCAGCGCCTGCGTGATACGCACGAATGCGCCCAGGTCATCATTGACCAGCACTTCCGGCGTGATCTGCAGGATGCGGCCCTTGCGGCTGCCCTTGATGGTTTCCTTCTCGCCATCGCCCAGCACGCCGTTCTCATACTCACCGGCCTCGTTGACCGGCTTCAGGTCGGAGAACGAGGACAAGTGGTAGCGGTTGTGCGGGCGGTAGTCCGACAGCGTGCCGGTCGCGCAGAAGCGGTTCCAGGTGAAGGCCTGCAGGTTGTACGCGCCGATCAGGATCTTGTGCAGCGTGTTCTCCAGCAGCACGGAGAAGTCGCTGGTGGTCTGCACCGCCAGCACGCGACGGGCGATCTCTTCGCGGTCCATGCTGCGCGTGTTGACGCCGGCGCGGATCAGCGACTGCTCAGCCATCGCAATCAGCGTGGTGTGCACATACGGATTGTTCTCGCGGGCCTGCACGGCGTCATTGCCGGTGAGCACACCGGCGCGGGCCAGCAGCGCATTGACCTGGGCGCGGCGCTGGTTGTCGTCCTCCGTCACCACGTCCGTGATCTGCTGGTTGTAGCCACCGTTGAGCGGCTGGCCGCCGGATGCGAGCTTGGCAAGCAACTTGCCCTGCGCTGCTTCCGCGGTGATGGCCGGATCGGCGAGGCATTCGGCTTCCAGCGCGGGGATGCCGCTGACATCGCGGAAGCCTGCGAAGACGTTGCGAATGGCGGTATTACGCTGACCGATGGCGGCCAATACCTCGCTGACGGTGGCACCGGTAACCGGGGCAGCCGGGGGCTGCACGGAGCCAGCGGCACTCGGCGCCGGAGCGGCTGCGGTGGCAGGCGCCGGCGAGGATGCGGCCGGAGCGGACTGGCTGGGGGCAGCGCCCGCCTGCGCCAGGATCATTTGGCACTGCTGTTTCATGGTGGAGTCCTCAAGTTGGGCGACGATGGCCCGCTGGTGGCCCTCGCTGAGCGAGGCAAAAGCAGACGCCGTGGTGGTCGCCTGGATGCGTTGACGCAGCGAGGCGTGGACCGCGCCGCTGGTGTTGGTGATGGCAGAGACGTACGAGAGCAGCGCGGCAGCGGCCACCTGATCGGCGGCTTCCGGATGCACGTCGGCGATGATCTCGTCGGCCAGGCCCATGGCCACAGCGTCACTGGCAGTGAGCCAATGGTCCTTGCGGTCGGTGAGCATGGTTTCGATGTCGGCGGGATTCTTTGCGCGCGCCGAATAGCTCTCCAGCATCGAACGGCCGTACACGTCAATGGCGTCGGCACGGTCGCGCAGGTCGCCCGCGAAGCCCCAGCCGCCGCCCTGTGGGCCGTGGATCATCATCATCGTGTTGGCGTGCATGCGGCGCTTGCTGCCGGCCATGGCAATCAGGCTGGCGATGCTGGCGGCCACGCCATCGATGGTGATGGTGATGGTCGCGGGGTGCTGCTTCAGCGCGTTGTAGATGGCCAAGCCATCGGTGACAACGCCGCCGTCCGAGTTGATGCGCACGTTGATGCTGGTGGCGTTGGTCATCGCAAGCTGTTCGACAACGCCTGCGGCGGTGATGCCCTCACCCCAGTAGTAATCGCCGATGGGGCCGTAGATCAGCAGCTCGGCTTCGCCGGTGCCAACGGTGCTCAGTGCCAGCACCGACTTGCCTTTAGCATCCGGCGCGATGTGCTCCAGACCGATGTTGTCGAACGATACGGTGGAAGCGAGCACGGCGGCGATGCACGCGTGCAGGCGCGTGGAGTGGATGTGCTTCATTGGGTGTCCTCGGTAGGGGCTGGCGTGCTGTTGGCCACGCCACTGGATTGGGCAACGCCAGAGTCGCTGACTTGTCCGGGGTCGCTATCCAGCGTGATGCCAAGCTCGTTGGCCCATGCGCGCTCGTTGCGGATCTCTTCCAGCGTGTCGTACATGCGCCCGCCGCGCTCGCTGATGACGGACGTGAGCGAGCGGATGCCGGCGCGGATCATCATGCGCAGGCCAGTGGCTTCATGGACCGGGTTGATCCACGGCATCACCGGCGGCATGTACATCGCATCGGTGATCGTGGTGCGCGAAACACCAGCAGGAATCACCAGCTCGCCGGAGGCAATAGCGGCCTGGATGAAACGCTCATAGATGGGGCGCACAATCTGCGCGATGACTTCATAAGCCAGCACGCCATAGGCGCCGTACTGCTCCACCAGCTCCTGCCGCTGCGCCGAGTACGTGCCGTTGTAGTTCTTGGCGAGCGACGAGAACGAAACACGCATGCCACCAGCAACCGCGCGCAGCTGGCCGTTACGGTAGGTTTCGAGGTTCGGGTTCGGGCGGTTGGTATCAACGGTGCCGACGCTTTCGCCCTGCACCAGATCATCGAATACCATACCGGGCTGGAACTTCATGCGGCGACCGGACGGCTTCTGGTCCTCGACCGACCCATAGTCCTGCGGCGCACCCTTGATGATGAAGGCCGCCATGCTGGCGGCGATCTTGGCCGCCACGCGCTCGCTCTCTTCGTAGTCCTTCAGATCATCCAGCCGCGTCAGCACGGACGCGAGCATGCTCACACCGCGCACCTGGCCGATGCGGTCCACCATCTTTGCGTGATGCATGAAATCAGCGCTGACACGCTTGATCTCTGGCATCAGCACGTTCGGGTCACCGGGGTGCTGCTTGTAGAGGTGGTACGCGACGGGGCGGCCCCACGCGTTGCGCTCCACGCCCTGGATGATGTTACGAATGGAGTCGTTGAGATCGAGCGGCAGCAGATCCGGTTCGATCATCTCAATGCTGTACGGCACGGTGGTGCCATGGTCGAGAAACGGCACCGGGCCGATCAGATCCTGATACAGGACCTCACCATCGCGGAACAGGGTTCGCGCCATCAGGCGCTGCGCCGAACCGAAGTCATGGCACCAGCTGACTTCCGGGCGCTTCCAGAAGTCACGCAGCAGCGGCGTTATCTGGTCCACCAGTGATTCAACGATGTTGCCCTTCGCGTCCCGCGGCTGCGGCTCAATGCCGATGCCATCGCGCCCCACGACGTTCTGCACCATCTGATTGAAGCCGTTGACCACAATGTCGTGATTGCGGTCCAGGTGCCGTGCATGCACGCGGATGCGGCCAGCGCCGGAAGCGACAACGGAATTGCCCGATCCGTAGTCACGCGCGGATTCACGCAGACGGGTGGGCTGCGCGGCATCGTAAGCAGCGTTGTACGCCTGCACCTTCGCCCGCGAACGCGCCCGGCTCGCCGCCCAGCCGGGCGACACTGCAGCGATGGCGCGCTCGACCCGGTTCATTCCCGGCACCGGAAGTCGGCCAGCGCAATCGACATGCGAGAACCGCCGTTGGCCTCTGCACGCACACGCGCTTCCCACTCGCGCCGGCCGGCACGAATCTCTGCCAGGTCAACGTGCGTGAGCTGGCGATCACCCAGCCGCCACGACTGGCCGGAAAGCACGGCTTTCTCGGCGTCGAGGTAGGTCTGCAGGATGATTTGCGCAGGCGTCGGCATGACGCACATCTTGAAGATGCGACTGTCTCAACCGTTACCAGAAGCGTGAGACACCAGCCGATTTCAGGCCTTTGAAATCAATGGCTTGGAAAATAGTTGTCTCACGCTTTGCCAGTGCGTGAGACAGTTGGGCGAACACCGCGCCCTGCGCATGCGTGCTGCCGATGGCGGTGTCGGGCAGAACGCACTTGCGCGGATGGCTATGCAGCGGGCCGGGTTGTTCGGATAGCACTCGGCCCGCGCGCAAGGTCGTCGCTACAGCTCACTGGGCGAGGTGTAAGGCGCCCAGTGGGTCGGGGTCTGCCATTCATCCAGCTTCTCCTGCGTGACGCTATTACGTGTGTACGACCACCAGCCCATCCAGTCGTCTTTGGTCTCGCCTTCCGACGCGCAGAACTTGCCAGATTGCTCCCATTCTTCCTCGCTGTTGAACCACGCGAGATGCACCACCTCCACGGTCGCAATCTCGAAGTAAACCAGAACGACTGTTCCGTCCTTAGGTGCGGTTTCAATCGGTTGCCATTGCATCATGTTCTCCATCTCGTTTCCTTTTTACTTATTATATTTTTCAAGCTGACGCGGATTACGCCTACGCGATCTTCCTCGGTAGGCCACCGGGGAACATGCGGTGCAGCGTCGCGCGCGACACGCCGTAACGTAGCCGAACCTTGTTGACAGAGTCCCCGCGCTCCAGGTCGCGGCGGATCGCCTCCTGCCTATCGCCGGGTGCGGGCGCGTTACTGGGCTTGGGTATGTGGATGCGCTCGCCACCGAACTCTTCCTGCAGCACGCTGACCACCGCCGTGGCGTAGGGCATGGCGTGTTCTTCGTTCAAGCCAGTCTGTTCAACGATCCCGCGCACGACCAGGCGGCGCAGGTGCTCAGCGGCATCAATCTCACGCGAGTTCGTCACAGGCGGCCGCTCCATCGGCTGGAGCCGAAATCGCTGTCGTTTGTTTCACGGGAATCCACTCGCGCCGGCGCGGTCGGTGCTGGCGTCAATGTTTCACGGGAATCCACCACCACCGGCGCCGGTGCCGGCAACGGCGCGCTGAACAGGTCGTTCTCAGGCTGCACTTGTTCCTCCAGCTGATCCCACCACTTCGCTTTGCGCGGTGACCACAGGTCTAGGCGCTCTTCCAGCCACGTCGCGTAGGTGCAGCAGTCTTTCACCTCGTTGCGCTTGCGGATCGGCGTCCAACGTGTTTCCGTGCCGATCTTCGTGCGGCGTGTAGCACGCACTTCGCTGGCCATCTGGTTGAACCACTCCGGGCTGAGTTCGCTGGAGAAGTGCACGTAGCCCGGCCCTGGCGTTACTACCTCCAGCCGCGACTGGAAGCGATCCTTCGCCAGATTGGTGCCTACGTGCCACAGCACCGGGCCGTTGCGTTCGATCTTGCCGTTCCACTTGTAGCCGACACGGGTATTACCGTTGTCGATTGCCCGCTCCTGGCCGCTGGCGCCCTTGATGGCATGCACCCGCAGGCTGCGCAGCTTGTGAGCGAACGCGTAGACCGCATCCGGGTGATGACCACCAGAGTCCATGGCGGTGGCGTAGATGCGCTGATTGCGACCGCTGGCATGGCTGTACTCTGCAGTGCGCAGGAACTCTTCCGCCTCATCCCACACAGCCTGCTGCGCAGGGTTTCCGAAGAACACCCGATGATCAATGGTCCATTGCTGCCCGCCCCGCCCGATGCCCCACACACCGAACTCCAGGCGGTTGCCCTGTGTATCGCCGCCGCACAGCAGCAGCAGGCAATCACGCGGCATGTGCCGCAGGGGGAACGGCTCGGCACGGGCCTTCAGTTCATCGGCGTCCGTACGCTCGATCTCACCTTCCCATGCTTCGCCGCGCGTCAGGTTCACGAACGCCTTCATCAGCGCGTCGTCGCCCTCCTGCTGCTTCTTGTACGCGGCGAAGAAGTCACCGCCGATGGACAGCCACGGCACCGCCGGGCTGTAAGCAGTCCACACGTGCAGCGCCACATGTGCAGGCGCCGGCAGCGGAGCACCTACTGGTGTGGTGAAGCGGCCTTCGTTTGTGAGCCACGTATCCCCGCGCTCGTTGATCCACGCACCTTGCTCAGCGACAGTGAGGTACTCGGCTTGGCGCATTGGATATGCGCAGTGCGGGCACAGGTGATATACGCCGATCAGTTCGCCCGATTCGTCACGCTCGAACTTGAAGCCGTGCGGCTCGTCCTTGCCGCCCCACGTCAGCGCGTGGCGTTCGTCGCACTGAGGGCACGGCAGCTGGTACGTGAAGCGTTCGTCGGCCCGGTCGAAGCGGCCTTCAATGAGGCTGAAGCCCTTTAGCTTCGGCGTGCTGCCGCAGACCATCTTCGGGAACGTAGCACCCTCCAGGCGTTTGGCTGCCAGGAAGTCCGGGGCACCTTCTTTCTCCACGTCATTATCGAAGGCATCCAGCTCATCTAGCAGGGCCACGTCGATGGAGATACGGCGGTAGTTCTTCGCGGCCTTGCCGCCGCGCACGCGCAATATAGAGCCGATGAACTTCTTCTGCTGCAGCGTGTTGTCTTTGTGCCGCTTCAGGTAGCTTGGAAACACACTGTGCATCGCCGGAACGTCGCGCAGCATTGGCTCCAGCTCGGTCTTTACGAAGTCCTCGGCATCATCATCTGCGGGCTGCCACAGCGCCTGGTTGCGGCGCCTGTGCTCGGCGTTGTACCCGATGAAGGCAAGCAGGATCTTGGTGTAGCCGACGCGCGCGGACTTCTTCAGATCCACGAAGCGCACATCGTCGTTACTGAGTACCGCAAGGATGGCGCGCTGAAACGGCCAAGGCGTCCATGCCTGTTCCACGTAGCTGGATTCGGCGGACAGATAGAAGTTCTCGCGCGCCCACCATTCCAGCGTCACAGGCTCCTGCGCTGCGAATGCAGATAGACCGCGCGTCAGGTGGCGCTCAACGGCCTGCAGCTGCGTGGGATCGATGCCGGTTAGCAAGCTCATGCGTCGAAGCCCTCGCCGTCGCGGGCGGCGCCCTGCGGCTCTTCATCGTCCTCGGCATCCACGTCACTCAGCTTCATCGAGGCAGCCACGTTGCGCGCCTTGGCAACGATTCCTGCCACCACAGCCACGTCATCGCTGGTCAACTGCGGCAGCCGCCGGCGCAGGGTGCCGGGGATGGTTTCAAGCAACCGCGCCGCACGCGCGCCGGCGCGGGAAAGAACTTCTTCCAGCAGATACGCGGGAGCCAGCTCGCCGCGCGTCACCGCGTTCTGCATTGCGATCTTGTCCGCCTGCTCGCGCGCCAAGCGCGCACGCTCGGCAACCAGCTCTGCCCCATTCTCGCCACCGCGCCCGGCGGCCATCTCGCGCAGGTGATCGCAGTACGCCAAAAGCCATTCGTCGCCGCCTGCACCGTCCGGCAGAATCTTCCGGCGCACAAGTTCACTCACCGCCGGCTGGGTGATCCCAACCAGGTCACCGAAAGCCGCTTGGGTCATGGGTGAGTAGAGGTCATGCATCAACATAACCCCCCTTGGAAACCCCTGTGACTAGCGAAATACCGGGGTCCGAATTACCCGTGACGGGGGTGGCTGGGGAGGACCCGCGAACCTGAACGGGGTGCGAACCTGAACGGCCGGCCGACCCACCCCAGGCACGTGCTCCACACTTGGATTCCCGTGAAACATCGCCACCCGCCGCCCTACCCACCACCCGCAGCGGCACACGGCCCCGTTTGATGCCAGCCGCGGCGCCGCGTCCCGACCGTCCCGACGTTGGCAGGAAGGTCGGGACGCCGAAAGCATTGCAGTTGCTAGGCTGTCCCGACTGTCCCATATGTCCCGACCTATATTGAAAAAGTAGATTTGTGTTAGATGGCCGCAACTCCACGTACGCGCACGCGAAAAGGACGGGACACACGGGACACCCTTGCCACGCTTGGGTTTCGGACGGGACAGTGGTCGGGACAGTACGGGACGGTCGGGACAACGGCGCGCTAGAAGTCCGGTGCATCAACGCCCTCCCTATGCTGTCGCTCGCGTTCGCGGTGCATCCATTCGTCCAGCTCACCAGCACGGAACCAGCGCCACTCGCGTCCACCTCCCGGCCACCGCTGCCGATCGTTGACCCACCCCAATGTCTTCAGGATGTTGGCCACACGCATCTGTTCAACCCGTCCATGCTTGCCCGGCTCAAGGCCTATGGCATGCACCAGCATCTCATCGGTGGTCGTCCAGTCCACCCGCGTCGTGAACTTCAACCTGCCTGGGTAGCGGCTCTCATCCATACGCATGTCCAGCCACTTCTCCACGCGGTCTTCCCAACTGTCGCCCACATACCGAGCCGCCTGCTCAGCCGCTGCTTCCGGTGGCAGGTCCCACCACTGGAATCCATCCTTGAACATGGCAACTGCCTCAGCCCAAAGCTGGTCGCGGGACGCAAGTATCTGTTCGATCTTCACGTCCCCATCGGTTCGCACTGGCAGGAAGCGCCGACCGCCAGTAGGGTCGCGCAGGTACTGGTGCTCGTTGGTTGTACCGGCAAACACGCATTCACGCCGGTAGCTGCGCGGCACCCGCTCATAGGGCGCCCTGAACTTGTCAACGCGGCGTGTGATGGCGGTCTTTACGGCAGTAACATCTACCTTTGTGAAGCTGTCCATTTCGCCAATCTCGACACCCCAGGCACCTTGGATCACCTGATAGAAGTCCTTGCCACTCGGTGATTCACTGGTTTCAACGAACCACTCGCTGCCGAAGATCGCACGCAAGGCGCTGGACTTCCGCTTGCCCTGCTCGCCCTCCAACACAAGCATGAAGTCAACCTGTGCACCCGTGGCAGGCATTTTGGGGTCAACCCATAGCACGCGCGCCACAGCACTTACCATGAAGCATTGCGCTGCGCGCCGGCTGTAACTGTTATCCGCCGCACCGAACATCTGCACCAGCATGGCCTCAACTCGGGGCACACCGTCCCACTGAAGCGATGACAGCCAATCGCGTATGGGGTGGCGCCGGTAGCGGCGCGAGACAGCGATTACTGCTTTCAACACCAGCTCATCGCTACACTTCATTCGGTAGCGGTCTGGGTTCTGCAGCCACGCGGCCAGTTCGTAGGCATCCGAATCGATGAACTCAGTGCGGCTTCCACCGTTCCACACTGGGTCACGAGAGAGCACGACCTGGTTGCTGGAATCATTCAGCCACCACAGACCTCGGAGCCTGTCATCGTTCTCCATTATCAAGATCAGGTTATGTAGAGTCCCCTCCACATAGTTGTCACGGTTGTATGTCAGGCTTCCGCGCCACGAATCATCGCGCTCACCCTCTCCCGGCGGCATGGTTCCGCCGCCCCCCTTTATCACTTTCAAGCCCTTGCGTGCTGGCTCCGTCATGCGGTCACCACCACGTCGGCAATGCGCTCCTGCGCCCAGGCTGCCAGCTGGCGCGGCGACCAGTTGCTATCGAGCGCGTCCGCAATGTCCCAGCCCTTTGGCATGCCCGTTGGGTCGATGGCGCGCAGGGCTGTCACTCGCTGCTCCCACAGCAGCTGCGCGATGCCCGGTTTGCACTGGCCGGCGTCGTTGTTCCAACCGAACATGGCCTTGTCACCCGCCTCATCGGCATCCGGCCACAGCACGACGGTCCGCCCACGCAGGGGCGACCAGTCAACTTTGCCGATTCCGTTGCTGCCACCCGGCCACGCCATCACGACGTAACCCTTGAACGCGCCAGCGCCAGCCGCGCGGCATTTTTCGCCCTCCACGAGCAGAACCGGCGCTTCGGGCCGCGCGGCCAGGTCATCCAGCCCCAGCAGCGGGCGTGGTGCGGGGAAATGCTGCAGGCACCACGCATACTGCCCTTCCTGGCTCACGCACCACGTCACCTGCGGCGTCCACTTCTTCTGCGCCCCGGTGTCGCGGTCGGTGATGTTTGCGCGCAGCACGTAGCCCAGCAGCCGGCCTTCGGCATCACGGTAGGCATCTACCCGCACCGGTCGCATGCGCGTGCTCTTGCTCCGCTTGGGGTTCCACAGCGGCACCGTCCAGCCACCGCCAGCCATCAGCTCGGGGGCGTCATCAGGCACCGGCAGCACCGGCTCCCACTTCACCTCCAGAGGGGCGTCGATCTGCTTCTGCACGCCCTCGCGTGCCGGTTCCAGACGCTGGGCACCGAGCTGTTCGCACGCCTCGACGAAAGTAGCGCCGGTCATTTCCCGCACAAACTTGATTACGTCGCCATGGGCTCCGCAGCCGAAGCAGTGGTAGAAGCCCTTGCCTGCGTGGACGGTGAAGCTGGCGCTGCGCTCTTCATGGAATGGGCAACGTGCGCTGTACTCGTTGCCGTTCTTGCGCAGTGGCACATACTGGCCGATGACGACCGCAATGTCGTTGTCTTCCTTGATGCGCTCCACATCGATCTTGTGGCCGTCACTCATGTGCGCTTCCCTGCCTTCGACCGCTCGCGCTGGGCTTGCGCCCCGAACTGCACGCGCAGGTAGTCGGCAACGCGCTCACGGCAGCCGACGCCACCGGTGCAGATGCTTGGATGCGGGCAGTCCACCGGCAAGGCTTCGATCTGCGCTTTCCATTCCGCGCGCGGCGTGCGTGCTGCTTTCTCCGCCGCCGGCAGCAGACAACGGCTGACGCTCATTGATCACCCCGCAGTGGCAGGCAGCCTTGCGCACGCTGTGCGGCTTCGTCATCGCGCCGCCGTTGTTCCAGCTGCGCAAGGGCTTCCTCCCCTGTGGGGCCGTGTTCGCTTTCGGACAGGGCACGCGCGGCCCGTTCAATCTCCGCGCGACATGCTGCGGGATGGCGGGGCTTCCAATGCCTCGCATGCGAGGCCTGTTGCGTATGCGACATCACTCTCCCCCCCCGGCCTTGATGCCGCGTGTCAACTCGCGGCGCACGGCGATGATGGCCGCGATCACGGCGTCACCGGTGTCGTATACCTTCTGCGCGGACGGTCGGTCATTCGGGCAGAACTTCCCGTCCGCCAGGGCGGGCGCGAGCGCCTCCAGATGCTTGCCGTACTCGCTCAGCAGGCCGGCCATGCTGGCTATCTGCAGCCCGTCGTCCTGCGGCAGTGCCACAGCCAACAGACCGCGGCGGCGGGCCAGCTCGCGCTCGCAGTCGGCGCGATAGGGTTGCGGCAGGCTCAGTACCCACGCATCTTCGAGATCCGCTGGCAGCTTCTTGACCGTGCCGTCAAGGTAGCGGCCAAGTATCTGGCCGTTGTGCTTCTTGTCCGCCTCCGCACCGCCGCCGCGCGTGATGCGGAATGGCACATCGCGGTCATCTTCGGCAACCAGTTGCAGGTATCGGTCTGCCACTTCCATCGCGAAAGTGCGGCGGTTTGTGCCCGTCTCGCGGATCATCCGCTCTGTGTACTGGTACACCACCGCCTGCCGCGGCGGCAGAAACTGAGTCCCGCGCTTCATGCGGCGTGCCCCCTTGGCGTGGAGCATGCAGAGCCATGACAAGCCACCCCGCCCTGCCAGTTCGGTTCACCACGCTTCGGCATTTCGACGCCTGCACCGGAGCCGGTGCCGTCGCTGCCGTGTTCTTCCACCCAGCCCAGGCACCCAGCCAGCAGCAGGGCAAGGCCGGCGACCAGCAGTGCGAGGGCAAGCGCGATGCGGAGGGTGCGCAGAATGTGTGAGAACCCCATGTCAGCGCCCCCCGCCGTTACGTCGCCGCGCATGCCACCACACGACTATGGACGCCACCCCGCATACACCCCAGACTGCCAGCATCACCATGTAGCACCATTCGGGCAGATCGATGAGCAGCAAGGGAACGCTGAGCAACAGGACGAAGTTCGTCATCTCGCTGGCGAACGTGGCAATTGCTATCGGGGTGTGGGCTTTCATGGACAGGCACCCCAATATTCGACCGTCAATTTGGACTGCCTTGCGAATCGGTTACGTTGCATTGAGCCTTGTGCAGGCCGCGATGGCATACGACACCTGGCGGCGGCAGCGCGAGTAGTCATCTCAGCGCACCTCGGCAAGATGCAGCGGGCGGCCGGCGGCGGCACGCTGCTGGAGAAGGGCGCCCGTCTGCCGGTACGATGCGGATGCGACCCCAGCACCCATACCGGAGACAGGCAATGGCTCAAATCCAGATTGTCGGAATGGCGTGGTTTCACGCTGACGACTACGACTCATTCCGCACCGTCCTTCCTGATCGCGTTTGGCACCCAGATTTCAAGGCTTGGGAAGCCGCTGCTGAGCAGAACATCCAGCGACTCAAAGCACAGGGCATTACCGCGATCAAAGCCCGCGTTCGCAGTGCTGAGTTCGTCGAGTGGTGCCGGAACACCGGCAGAAACATCAATACCGAAGCACTTACCGCCTTCGGGGCAGAAGCGGCTTACCGGCACGTTCAAGGCGATCACTGACAGCGTCATCTCAGCGTACCTCGGCGAGATGCAGCGGGCGGCCGGCGGCGGCGCGCTGCTGGAGAAGGGCGCCCGTCGGCCGGTACGATGCGGTTTCCACACCAACACCAATACCGGAGACAGGCATGGACAACACTGGCGCCGCCGCATTCGCGGCAGTCATGGCCATTGCAGTGGCGCTACACGAGGATGGGATCCTGCCCATGGAGCGCTTCATCGAAACGCTCCGAAGACACGCCCTGCGAATGAAAGCAGCCGGCGCAGAAGCGATGGCCGACGAGTTGCTGGCGATGGCCTCTCAACTCGCGACAAGCCTTCCGCCGCGCACCGAATAATCAGGCCACGTAGCTCTTCGGAATTCATCTCAACGCACCTCGGCAAGATGCAGCGGGCGGCCGGCGGCGGCGCGCTGCTGGAGCAGGGAGGCCCACTGGTCACTGGTCAGCGTTGGCAGGAAGCCATCAGCACCCTCCAGCAGTGGCTCATCGAGCAGTACGCCGATCTCAGCGTTGCCGAGGTCGTCGGCGAGGGAAAACACCAGAGTCATTCAGGCCGCCTCCACGTCCGCACCCCACAGATCGGGGCGAATCAGCTCCAGCGGCACCTGCTCAGGGCCGATCTCAAGCGTGGTCCTGGCGATCAGCTTCGCCAGCTCCGGCGAAGCCTTCTTTCCACGCCAGCCGGTGGCCACTTGCCACAGGTAGCCCTCAGAGGAGCCAGTGAGCACCGCGAGTCGGCGCTTGCGTTCAGGGTCGGAGATGAAAGTGAGTAGATTCATTTGCGCAAAGTTTAGCCCGCAGCTATATCCCCTTGTCAAGCCTCTAGCTAAACAATCTGGATTAGCCGCTGGCTACTCTGGTCAGATGGACGTTATCAGCACTCGCCATCTCAACTTCCGCGCCCTCGTGGACGCCCGCACCAGCGACGCCACCCCTGGCCGTCGCATGCGGAAGAAGGACGTGGCAATCAGCTTCGATCTAGCGCCGTCCTACCTAAGCCAGCTCTACGGCGGGAAGAAGATCGGCGACGATGTGGCCCGAAAGCTCGAACTTGTGATCGGGCTGCCCCGCGGCTGGATGGATGTCCTGCACGATGGGTCAGTCGATGCGTCGGCCATTTCCAAGGTCTCGGACGCCACTGCGACTTACCCGGCGTCTCGGTCTCTGCGACCTACCGCTGCAACACTGGCCGCAGCGATAACACTGACTTCCCACGCGTGCAGCAACCTGGATCTGCCCTTTGACCCAACCGGCGAAGAGGACGCAGGACTTGTGCTTCTTGCGATTGATTACCTGCAGGCCCGGGAGGAAAGCGCAGTAACTGTCAGCAATGTGGTGGATTTCACGCAACGGCTCAGGCAGAAGATCAGGGGGATGAGCAGCGAAAATGGAACGGACAGCACTGGAAGCACTGGCAGAAGCGCTGGCTAGGAAGGCCGCGCGACACTTCAGCGGGCGACCACCGCAGTTGACGGCGCTGCCGTGCAGTGCACCTCCCAGCAGCTCCACTGACACAAGCCTTGATCACGCCACACGCCGCTCCATTTTGAAGCGGATACGACTGCTGGCAAGCAGCTATCAGCTACAGTGGCTGGTGGATCAAGAGACGTTCGCTTCAGTTGGACCCGAGGCGATCGATGACGCGCGCCTGACGCAGCTGTTGCAGGACATGGAAGCTGCACGTCAGTGCATCGCTGAGGGTGAAAGCTTTGATGATCTCGGACTGGTACGCGATACCAGCCGGCAATTTAGATAGCAGGAACCGCCAAAAACAGGGGGCACCATGAATGGATGCTTGGGTACAGTTCGATCAGGCCTGATTCTTCTGATCGCAGGGTCATTTGCCATAGCGCTCGCGCTCATGTTCTGGTTCACAGGCCGCCCGCCAACGGCAACATCGCCAGACAAAGCTCCAATAGCACCGCCGGACGCGGCCCAGCTGCGTGCCCGGATCGATAGCGAAGTTTTCAGACCCTACGACCGCGCCCAGTACCCGAAGCTCTCCGCCAAGCTTGGAGACCGATGGGATGAGATCCAGCCTCTTCGTGCGGCTGCTGCCATCAAGGCACTTACTCACCAGGGCTGCACGCACGTGGATGTCGCTGAGGCCAGTGTCGATCACAGCTCGAAGGAGAATATCCGGATCTTCGTCTATTGCGACGATGCACTGGAGCGCCACGACTTCAATGAGTCCGAACTCAACCCATGACCTGCCTCAGCGCAATGTGAGGCAGGCCCCACCAGGGTTTGGGCAGATTATTTAGCCGCGGGCTATTGCATTGTAATTTAGCTTGTGGCTACACTTTGTCCGCCGGCCCTCCAGCCGGCGGGCGACCGGCGGGTCGCCACCCTGCCGGCACCTCCCCTGGTCGGCAGCAGGCCACTCCCCAGGCCACGTAGACCCGCCGGCGCCCTCCTTCCATCGGAGAGCGCCGTGAACATCGAACAACCACGCTTCACCCACACCCGTGACGACGACGGCAACCTGCTGACCGTCATTGACAGCACCACTGGCCTGGAGTGGACCGCAAAGCCGCTGTCCAGCGAATACCAGGACCACGAAGCGGCCACCGCCGCTGCCGCCGCGTGCCGCATCGGCGGACATGAGGACTGGAACCTGCCGAGCCGCTCCCAGCTGCTCACGCTCGTTGACCTGCGCCGCTTCGACCCGGCCATCGATACCGACGCCTTCCCAAACTTCCCCAGCCGTTGGTTCTGGACCAGCGATCTGTGCGCGTGGTCTTCGGCGTCCGCGTGGGGCGTCAGTTTCCACCTCGGCCTCGTCTACGACGACCACCGCTACTACAACGGGTTCGCGTTGGCGGTTCGTCGCGCCCGTCAGTAATTGGCCTTTTTGCCCTACTGACGGAGAGAGCCATGACCAACCGCCACGACATCGAAGCCGCACCGGCACGCATGCACCTGCCGCTGTTGGCCATCCACTGTCTGCTGGGCGCAGCCGCCCGTGAGCACGTCCGCGCCAACGTCCTGCGCCCGCGCAGTGCGGGCGAACACAGCCGGAACCAGAAACGCCGGTGCCGCCGCATGAGTGTGGCCAGCCGCATTGCCGAGGCGGTGTCGCGCGATATCGCCGCCGAGGCACGTCTATGAGCCTGATCAAGATGACCCGCACCGAGCTGCGCTACTTCCAGCAACTGGGCAGGCTTTGCGAAAGCCACGCGCGCGATGCAGCACGTTGCAGTGCGGCAGGCAAGGCGGCTGTGGCCGCGCTGCACGCCCACCTCGCCAGAAGCTATTCCCGCAACGCCTTCGCCCTCGCCCGGCGCGTGTACGCGAGGCAGCAAGCATGAGCGCCATCACGCTACCGGTGAGGCGCGCCCTGGCGCCTGCACGCGCACGCTGGACTGCTGAGTACCGTGAGGCACGCAAGCTTGCGCGGTTCATCGAAACTTTCTACGACAAGCTGCGCACACTGCCGCCATCGAAGCGCACCTACCCTGAGCTGCGCAGCTTTGAGTTCTCTCGCTTGCAGGGCGACCCGCTCCGCTGGATCGGCAAGGGCGTCATAGCACGTAACGTGCAGTGTCACCGCAGCCTCCTTGCGTGCCTACAGCACCAGCGCCCGAGGCTGCCCGCATGAGCACGCCCACACTTCCCGCCGAGGCTGCATTCCCCACCGGTGCCGGCAACGAAACCCTGGTGCTGCTGGCCTGCGCCGGCTTCCTGTGGGCAGGCCGCTACACAGGCAGCACGGCGGGCACCCCTGCGGATATCGCCGTCACCACGGCCCGGCGCGTCACCGCGCACCGCAGCGCGCTGCAACTGGGCCGCACCCGCTTTGCACTCCACCCACGCGCACTCAAGCGCGCCTGCCGCTGGCTGAGCCGCCACGGCATCAACGTAAGGGAGCAACAGCCGTGAACACTGTCCTGGACTTCAACGCCACGCGCCGTGGTGCCGCCCTTGTGCGTGAGATCGCTGAAAAACGCGGCTATGGGCGCATCACCCAGGCACAACTGGCGCGCACGTTCCGCCCCTCCCCCAATGCCCCGCTGCGCGTGCAGGCATCACAGCACGTCCCCTTCGGGCACCAGTCCGCCATGAGCGGGAGCGCGGCATGAACCGCCGCACAGAGCCGCGTGCACGCGACCCGGAAGGCCGCGATTCACCGCTGGCCATCGTCATCACGCTGATGATCAGCGCTGCGCTGGGCTACGCCCTGTACAGCGTGCTCACAGCCGCCTGCAGGAGCTGCTGACCGTGCGCCAGACCGCCCGCCCCCTGTCGCCTGACGTGCCGCTGTGTGCGCCTGGGCACCGCCCCCAGCTGGTGGAGACGCACGGCGCACCACTCGGCCATGCCATCGGCCAGCCGTGCCCGCCCATGTATCACATCGAATGCCACGCCTGCGGCATCGCCACCGAACCGCACCCGAACTTCGCGCTCGCCGAAGCGCGATGGACTGACCGACACGCGCACAAGCGCGTTCCCATTTCCCTGCTGCCGCGTGCCCGCGAGCAGGCCTATGCAGCACTGCTGCGCTGCGCATAACCAGGAACTGAAACCATGACGCCGAGCTTCGACACTTACCACCTCTCCGTCAGCGCCGCACTTGTGCTGAGCACGCTACCGTTCCGCGCCAGCAACGACGTGCGCTACTACCTCAACGGCGTTTGCGTACAGAAGGAGCCCAACGGCGGCGCGCTGGTAATGGCAACCGATGGCTCCGCCCTCGTTGTCTTTCACGACGAAGACGGCGTTGCCCCGCTTGAGACCATCCTGCCCATCTCCAAGCGCGAGGCCGTGTACCTGCGCAAGGGCGGCCATGTACGGGCCAACAGCGATGGATTGGTGTGGATCACCGATGCCGATGGACGGGCCATCTGGATTTCGCCGGAGGCACCCATCGATGGGAAGTTTCCAAACTTCCGCCCGTTGTTCAGCTACGTTTCCAAATATACCGATGGGCTCGTTGGCAACTTCAATCCCAGCCTGCTGGAGCGGGTTCGGCAGGCCGCCCCCAAGCGGCCCCGCGGCATCCCCGTGGACGTGTCCTTCTTCCACAACCCGGAGCGGCCCAACAACAGTGCCGCGCTCGCAACCATCGGCGACAACGGCATCGCGCTGATCATGCCGATGTACCGCTCCACCCCTCTCAGATCACTCGTGGAGCGCCTGCCCGCATCGCTCCGCAGCACCGCAACGCCCGTGGCGGAGGTGGCCTGATGTACCTGCAGCCCCTCGCCAAGCAAGCCTTGCTTGCGGCCTTCGCTGCGCAGGGCAAGCGCTTGCACAAGACCCGCGGCGGCTTTGCCGGCATCCCCGCCCAAGTGACCACCAGCACGCGCATCAGCGCGCAGGTCTTCACCATCCGCCCCATCCGCTGGCTCGAAGAAGCCTTCCTGCTGACGCTGGACAACCCGCAATTCCCGAAGGTGGCCACGCTCAACGAGCGCGGCATCGCGGCGGCGCAGGCCCTTCTCGCAGAACAGCACGGCTTGGAGAAAGCCTCTTGAACCGCTCCCTCATCGTCTACGGCCCGCCGGGCTGTGGCAAGACCGAACACGCACAAGCATTGTGCGAGCACTTCGAGCTGGACCGCGTGATCGACAACTGGAACGGGCGCGATCCTTACCCGACACATGGCGCCCCGGTGCTCACCAACAACGATGACGCGCGCATTGCAGCACGCGGCAACTGCATGCACTTCGGCAACGCCATGCGCCAATTGCTGGCACGGGAGCGCGCATGAACGTCTCCGCCCCCGACATACTTACTGCGGCTGCCGCTGATATCGCAGCACGCGCCGCGCTGCGCGACCAACCGACCGGTGAGCGGTCCATGGCGCGCACTGTTGCGGCATTCAACGCGCTCCACGGCACCAGCCTGACGGAAACACAGGGCTGGCATTTCATGGTGCTGCTCAAGCTGGCGCGTGCCACCGGTGGCCGCCATCACGCAGACGACTACCAGGACGGTGCCAGCTATTGCGGGCTCGCAGGTGAATCAGCTGCGCGCGACGCGATGACACCGCACTCGGTGACGCCGGCATGAGCACGCCCATGCTCCAGCCGGCAGATATCCGTGGAACGGTCAACCGATCTGCGGGCATCCGCACGTTCCTGCGCGCGAATGGCCCCAGCACGGTAAAAGAAGTGTGTCTGGGCCTTGGCATCACGGACAACTACACCGGCGCCGTGGTTCGGGCCAGCATCCGATCCATGACGCTGGACGGCATCCTGGCCCGTCACGAAGAATTCAATCCGGCCAAGTTCAGTGTGCTTCGTGAGCCCGTGCCGCGCCCCACGACGCCGGCACAAGAACGGCGCGCCGAGACTTACCGCAACAAGGCCGCCAGCGCGTACAAGAACGCGGAAGCCGCCTACAAGGCATGGCTGCAGCGCTTCGCATCCCACCCGCAGACCATCAGCGAGCGGATTCGTGAGGCCGTGAAGCAGGCGGGCACCGCTACTGCCAATGACATCTACCGAGCGCTGAGTCTGGAGCCGTCCATCGGCAGTGTGCGGGTGTACTCGATCATCCATGGTCTTGTGCGCGACGGGATGCTCGCACGCGACACCGGCAAGCCGTTCCGCTATCGCTGGCTGCGCGACGCCAACGCATCACTACGCCCCAAGCGCGTACCGACGCAGAAGGCTGCGAACAAGCAAGCCCTGCTGCTACAGCGCGCCCAGGCACGTGAGATTGCCCGCCGCGAGCGTGACCGCGTGCGCACCGAGAAGGAAGCGGCGCGCAAGGCAGCGGCCGAGGACCGACAGCTACGCCGGCAGCAGGAAGCACTGCTCCGGGCGCAGAACAAGGCGAAGCGTGCGGCCCCACACACCACGAAGCTTGCCGCCGCGGCGGAGGCACGCAGTGCGAAGCAACCATCGCGGCCCACTGTTCGTGCCTGCGTCGCTGAAACCGTCGATGAGTGGATGGCACGGACAGGCAAGACCCCAGAAGTCATTCCCACCCGATTCGACGAACCCCGTATCTCCGTGCCCGGACGCCGGCCGGAACTCTACTGATCAAACCTCGAAAGCGAGATATAGAACATGACCAACGTGACGATCAACATCTCCAACTCCACCATCTTGGCGACACCGTTTGATGGCATTGGCGCCCTTGCTGGCGAGCAGAGCCTCACACAGGAACTCCAGATTGCCGTTGACCCGGAAGCAATCGCCGCAGCCATACGAGCTACCCCGCGCTTCACCAAATTACTTGCTGATGGCGCCCGACTGCCGCTGGGCAGTGATCGCACTGACCATGTCGCCGTCATTGATGAACACACTGGCCTGATGTGGAGCGTCGAGTCTCTTGGCAGCACCAAGGATGAGGACGACGGCATCAGCCACGAAGCGTGCAAGAAGCGCTGCGCCGAACTGAACCTGCTGAGCTTCACAGACTGGCGCCTTCCCAGCCGCGCCGAACTCGCCGGCCTGATTGACGACACCACCCACGAGCCGGCTGTCGATACCAACCTGTTCCCGCGCGTGAAGGCCCGCTGGCACTGGACCAGCACGCCCTGCGCGTGGTCTTCGGCGTCCGCGTGGGTCGTCAGTTTCTACTACGGCCTCGTCAACGGCAACCACCGCGACGGCAACGGGTTCGCGTTGGCGGTTCGTCGAGCCGGTCAGTAATTGGCCTTTTTGATCATCACCTGGAGAACTACCGAATGAGCAACATCAAGTTCATCAAGATCGGCGCTGACGGCCAGCAGTTGCCCAATGACGCCCCCGATTGGGCCGCCGTCGAACTTCCGGAGCGTGGCCTGACCTTCACCGCAACCAGCATCGTCGAAACCGACGTGCCGCAGGAGGAGTGCGAAGCTGCAGCCAGAGCCCTGACTCTGGCCGGTCACTGCGATTGGGACCTCCCCACGATCGACGAGCTGTCGCTGCTGGTGGACCGCTCACGCTATGCGCCGGCCATCAACACGGACTACTTCCAGAGCATCCAGAATGATTGGTACTGGAGCAAGACCCCTTGCGCGTGGTCTTCGGCGTCCGCGTGGCTCGTCGATTTCAGCCTCGGCCTCGTCTACTACGACCCCCGCGGCGACGGCGGGTTCGCGTTGGCGGTTCGTCGAGCCGGTCAGTGATTTGACTCTTTGCTGAGATGACTCAATGACCTCCCGATTCCAGCCCCCGCCCATCATCAAGGCCGCAGAACGCTTGCTGGTCGAGATTGAAGCAGCCGTGCGCAGCTTTCCGCGTTACCACCGCTACCAGGTGGGCGGGGATCTGCGGCGGCAAGCTATGGCCGTGTACCGCAACGCCCATCGGGCCTGGCGCGACCGTGAACAGCAGACCGCACTGGCGGGGCAGCTGGTGTGGGACATTGATGAACTCAAGCAACACCTGCAGCTGGCAAAGCTGTTGAAGGCATTCAACAGCTTCCGTCGCTTCGAGATGCTGGCGCGCATGGCCCACGAGCTGGGCGCCCAAGCGGGAGGCTGGAACCGCAGCCTCAACACCCCTAATGCCCGGAATGTGCAAGCCAATGGCGTAGCACAGCGCGGCCAGAAACTGAGTACCCGTAACGCCTCTGCGGGGGCAAGCGCATGACGAAGCCGCACTATCCACACCCTGGCTGTGCGGCCTGGTCCCAAGTGTACGGGGAGGCGGGCGCGTGGTCTTCGGCGTCCGCGTGGAACGTCAATTTCAACAACGGCAACGTCAACAACAACCACCGCAACAACAACGGGTTCGCGTTGGCGGTTCGTCGAGCCGGTGAGTTTCAGGGGGATGTAGAACTGCATGGGCTCTACCAGGCATGGCGGCGCGCCCGCCGGCAGAAGGTTCCAAGCTTCAACCAATTGCGTTTCGACCACTGGTGGGTGGACGGCCTGCTTCAGATCCAGCAGCAGCTACAACAGGGTACGTGGCAGCCTCGGCCATCCACGTGCTTTATCGCCACGCGTCCGAAAGCGCGGGAGATCCATGCGCCGGATTTCGCCGACCGGGTGGTACATCACTGGCTAGTCCCTCAGCTTGAGAACCTGTGGGAGCCCACCTTCATCCACGACAGCTACGCGAACCGAAAAGGCCGTGGCAGTCATGCCGCGGTGCGCCGCGCGCAGCAGTTTGCCCGGCAGGTGCAGTCCGGCCAGGGCGGCGGCTGGTACCTGCAGCTGGACATCGCCAACTTCTTCAACAGCATCCACCGCCCCACGCTCTGGGCCATGCTGCGCAAGCGCCTGCAGAAGGCTCACGCGTCGCAACCCGTTCAGCAGACCACTCACGCCCTGCTTCGCCGCTCGCCGCTGCACGCCGGTGTGCAGTACCGGGCAACGTCGGCCGAGCTTTCCCAGGTTCCGCCGCACAAGCGACTGGCCGCCGCACCACCTGGGCGCGGCCTTCCGATAGGCAACCTGTCCAGCCAGTTCTTTGCCAACGTCTACCTCGATGCGCTCGACCAGTTCGTCAAGCACACACTGAAAGCGAAGCGCTACCTGCGTTACGTGGATGACTTCGTGCTGTTCCACCAAGACCGTGAGCAGCTTGCTGCATGGCAGCGGCAGATCATCACTTTCATCCACGAGCACTTGGGGCTGCAACTCAAGGCCGAGCAACGACTGCGCCGCCTCACAGACGGCCTCGACTTCCTTGGCTACGTCATCTTCCCAACCCACACCCTCGCCCGCCGTCGCGTCATCGGACATCTGCACCAGGCCATAGCCGAATGGGAGGGGAAGCACGTAATCGGTTCATCCATCACCGGCACTCCAGAGGACTTCCGCGCACTACGCGCCCGCATCGCAAGCTTCGCCGGCCACCTGCAGCACGCACGCAGCCATCGGCTGATGCAACGCATCCGCACACGACACCCGTGGGTGACCACTGCAGCCGCGCAACACCAGCTCAATGCCCGCCACGAAGGCAGGCGCATCACCATCAGGGCCACAAAATGACCGACAACGACAAGCAACACGAGACGTTTACCGACGCCCTGGACTTTCGCATCGAACGCCAAGGCGGCATTGACGTGCTCATCCACGACACCTACGCCTGTCGCCCAGCTACGGGCGCCGAGCTGGCCCTTTGGAACGCGCTGAAAAGCAGCTGGCGGGCGCGTGCATCCGGATGCGCCAATCTGCTGGACGCCGTACTCACAGACAGCCGCATGCCCATGAGCGCCCGCGCCCGCCTGCGCACAGTTCGGAATATCATCGATGCGCGCCTGCCCCAGGACGGCCCTGATCAAGCCGCCGCGGTGACACCATCTGCTGCGCTTCAGTACGACCCTCGCGCGGCTGCGTTCAATGCGCCCGCCGTAGCGGGGGAGGCGGCAGACTACATGCCGGGCATGCTTGACCGTACAGCGCCTTCGCATATCTGGCTTCAGATCGATACCGGCGGCAGCAATGCTGACCGCAGCGAACCCTGGCAAGGCTCTGACGGCGTGACGTGGCAAGACGAGAGCATTGGCGGCTTGGAAATTCAGTACGTCCGTGCCGATCTCTCCACCACCTTCGCGTGCCCGCAGGAGGCGAGCGATGCGCTCTGACAACAACCAGCTTGATATCCTCGACGATGATCCGGCACGTAAGGCCGATGCAAACCGTCGCGCTGCGGAGTCGGCACGCCAAGCCATGCAGTTTCCGCCGAGCATTCGCGCAGAGCGCGTGCAGTTCTACGAAGCCGAAGCAGCACGATTCGAGCGCCTGTCCGCCATGTGCCGCGGGGTGAACAATGGCTGACGGCTCCCTGCGCTTCAACTTCCCGCTGCCGCAGAAGTCGCTGCTGCGCCCTGGTGAAATCGTGGTGGACCTGTTCGCCGGCGGCGGCGGGGCAAGCGAGGGCCTGAAGCAGGCCATCGGCATTGATCCCGCCCTGGCGTACAACCACGACGAGCAAGCCATCGGCATGCACGCCGCGAATCACCCGCTGACGCAGCATCACCGCGAGGATATCTGGCACGCAGACCCTCGCGTGGATGTCGCAGGCCGCGCCGTTGGCTGGTTCCATGCCTCACCTGATTGCACACATTTCAGCCAGGCCAAGGGTGGCCAGCCGCGCAGTCGCAAGACCCGGGCGTTGTCCTGGGTGGTGCTGAAGTGGGCCGGGCAACTTGGCCGCACAGGCAATGCGCCACGCATCATCAGCGTGGAAAACGTGTGGCAAATCCTCACTTGGGGGCCGCTCGTTGCGAAGCGCTGCAAGGCCACTGGTCGCGTGCTGAAGATGGACGGCAGCGTTGCTGGCGCGGGCGAGCGCGTGCCCGTGGAGAATCAGCAGCTGGTGCCTGACAAGCGGCATTCCGGACGGACATGGGGACAGTTCATCGCCGCGCTGCGCGGGCTTGGCTATGCAGTCGAATGGCGCAAGCTCACGGCCAGCGACTACGGCGCAGGCACCAGCCGCGAGCGCCTGTTCCTGCTCGCTCGCCGCGACGGGGAACCGATCGTGTGGCCCGCACCCACGCACGGCAAAGCACCCGGCCTACAACCGCAGGTCACTGCAGCCGACAGCCTGGACTTCAGCGACTTGGGCCGTAGCATCTTTGACCGCCCGCGCCCGCTTGCGGACGCCACGCTGCGCAGAATTGCCAAGGGCATCAAACGCCACGTCGTCGATGCCGCCGAACCATTCTTCTTGACCGAGTTCGCCAATGCCAGCGCCGGGCGCACCTGGTCAGCACTGGAGCCGCTGCGCACGCAATGCGCCGGGGTCAAGGGCGGGCATTTCGCACTAGTGACGGCCTTACTTGAGCAGGCCAACGGCGGCTTCGCTGCGGACAACAGCGGCCACGACCTGCGCAAGCCCATCAGCACGATCACCGCATCCGGCAGCCAGCAGCGGCTGGTGACGGTACAACTGGAGGAATACGATGCACCCAATGGAAGTGATCATGGATGCAATCGCAGCGGGGCACTTCGAGATCCGGCCAGACGGAACGATCTGGCGGCTCAAGCAACGCAACCGTGGGAACAACGCGGCTCCGGTGGCTCCTCGGCGCGCGGAATTGCAAATGAGGAACGGCTACCTCGGGATCAAGATGGACGTAGCCCGAAAACAGCACTGGGCGTACGCGCATCGGCTGGTCTGGACGGCGCTGGTTGGTCCAATTCCGGAGGGGATGCAGATCAACCACAAGGACGGGGACAAGACCAACAACAACCCGTCGAATCTGGAGCTGGTGACTCCCTCGGGCAACATCCAGCACGCTTACGACACGGGGCTGAAGGTGCGCCCGCACAGCATGCCGGAACCAAAGCTTCACTTGGTGAAGGACGAGGCGAAGGCGCTGCGCTCGATGGGGATGACGTATCAGCAGATCGCCACGCGACTGAACATCTCGCAGACGCTGGCGTTCAGAGCGGTGCGCTCCAAGTAGCGGCTTTTATCACGACTTATTACGGTAATGGCCAAGCAGTGAGCCTGCGCGACCCGCTCGACACAGTGACAACCCGCGACCGCATGGCCCTGGTCACAGTCCACGTGCGCGGCACCCCGTACGTCATCACCGATATCAGGCTGCGAATGCTCAAACCCCGCGAGTTGTTCACCGCCCAGGGCTTCCCGCCCGACTACATCATCGACCGCACGGCCAACGGCACGCCGCTGACCACGACGGCCGCGGTACGCATGGTCGGCAACAGCGTGAGCCCGCCGCCCATCGCGGCGCTGGCGCGGGCCAACCTCGACAGCATCACGGCCACGGCTATGCGGGAGGCAGCGTGACGACGAACGCGATTGCCAAGGCTCTGCGCCCCAACATCCGCGCGCTCAGCGACCAGCGGCTGACTACTCTGGTCGGCGAGCTGGCAGCAACCACGAAGCGCGATCAATCAATTCTCGCCAGCGCCCGGCAAGAGCTGCGCCGGCGCACGAAGGCTAAGCGAGCACTGCAACAGGAGGGCAACACTCCATGA